GCAGAAATGACTATTTTTGTAAAATATTGATATTAAAGCATTTAATAAAAAGTAATTTTATCTTGTTAAAACATTGTTTAAAAATAGTGATTTTTATTCTTTTTAGATAAAACCCATACGTTTTTTCTGGGTAAAAAGTGAAAAATGTTATTTTTTTTGATTGTTTTATGTGTTTAAATCAACATCAGGAGTGATGTCGATATTATCAGCATAATGAGCATAGTTGCACATCCTGAATTATTATTGATATTGGTTTGTACGTTATTCTCAATTCTTAATTTCTTTACGTAGTCATATGCTTCCACCATTCCTGTTTTATAGGTGTCTTTATAATATTTTACAGCTGCAGCTGCACCATTGTTTTTTATAATCGATATAATCTTTTCATCTTCCTGGCTTAATTCTTTTGGGGTGCTATGTACGGTCTTTGCTTCTCCGGCTTTGAAATGTTTACCACATTTTAAACAGGTAAGTGTTACATTATTCTTGCCTATTGTACCGGCAAGGATTCCTAACGGACCGGCCACAATACCACCCATTAGAGCTTTTCCACCTGAAAATCCTTTTTGATCTGCATGTAATTCTCTTGACCCACATTTGGGACAAACTAGGTACTCTTCATCTTTTTTCACGGAAGAGTTAATAGGGCATCCGCAATGAGGGCATGATGATGCCTTGTCGCTTATGTCTTTTCCACATTCAGGACATTTAATAATCATATTGCTTCATTTTATTACTTAAGTTCTTTGTTTTAGTGTCAACCAACATATTCATGTAGGATGCGTTGATTAGAATTTCTTGATGCTACCGATAACCTGATATACTTTGCTCAATTTGTTTCTTGGAATTGTCTGGGGAGTATATTCTTTGTTGTCTGGTTTCAGAACAATTACCTCTCCTTTATCCTCTATTCTCTTAACAGTTCTAAGATCGTTGGTTGTTACAATAGCATATATCTTGTCATTTAAGAGGATAGAAAAGTCTTCTATTTCCTTAAGTGCTATTATATCTCCCCCTTCTATGGTAGGAGACATTGAATTTCCTGTAACATTACAATAGCAAGTTGCTTTGTCATTATAAGGAGGATAATCAATGAGGTATTCTGGATTGCGAGTTTGATCGTTAACCATCATATCAAAACCTAATTCAAAGTCAACGTTAAAGTATGGTCTTCCTTTTTGTATGCTAGGTTTGGGCTCAGAACTACCATTTTCTGTTTTCAACATATTACCAGTACCGGTAAGCAGCCAATCTATATTCAATTCAGGGTGTACAATTCTTATTTTATCTAACGAGGATGTGCTTATATCTTTTTTTATTTTAGATATAAACCCATTACCAAGTCCAGTTTCTTTTTCAAATTTTCCCTGGCCTATACCTAGCGATTTTTGATATTTAACCAATCTGTCTTTTATCGTTTCCATATTTTCCATATTCTTTTTAGAAAAATATCAGTAAATATTTTGTAATACTGAATTTATTCTGTATATTTGCACCCGACATCCACACATGTCGCATACAAAATGTTTATATTTCCTCTTTAGAGGTTTATATATTAAAGTCCTGTTGGTAAGTGTGGATACCAATGGGGCTTTTCTTTTTGCCCACTCCATAATCGACGGGAATAAGTCTACACTTGGGTTATGGTTTAAAGTCTACAAGGGACAGCGCAAAGACAATGGTAAACGAAACGTGGATGCCAGCGCAGCGACAAGTAAGCGAAAAGCCACGGAAACCGATACAACTTGTTGGTTATCGGTCAGCCAATACAGGTGATATACCAGTGTGTGCTGCATAGACCAAGAGAGTAAAAACCTCCTAAAGGCTAACTATGCAGCGTTCTAGGTTCAACCCAGTATGTTTTTTATAAATATAATATTAATATTATAATTAAATTATACTCTTTATGGAGTGTATCAATAAGTTAAAGAACGATTTTAAAATTTATGTCTTATGTTTAAAGTTTTTATTAGAATTATTAAAATGCAGCGTCATATAGATGAATTGGAGCATTGTATTGAAAATTTAGTTATTAATATAACTACAGAAGGATGTCATCCTATGTCTCAACCTAAAAGTGTTCCATTGTATCATTTTGTTTCTGAGTTCTTGTATTTTTTAAAAACTAAACATCCGGAGATTTTTCAAGAATGGAAAGTGCTCACTAACGGAAAAGATTAAGCGCGGCCATAAGACCCAGTATGCCTGTTATAAGCCCTATTATGAACGATACGAGGCTTCTCCATCTAATTGACTTTTCATATCTAAGTTTCTCTTTTGTCAAGATAAGAATTTCATTTTTAAGTTTTTGGATTACTCTTTCGTGATCTTCTTCTTCCTCTATTGCGATATATCCTCCTTTTGATAAAAATGCTTTACCTAATGGGGTTATCTCGCACAAATACTGGTCTGGCATCATTAATTTAGAGATTATATCCACATATCCTTTTGGGTACAAATCTCTATCGATTATTTCTCTTTCATTTTCATCGTATATTTTTTCGAGTGATTTTGCTTTGCCTATTTTTTGAAGTAGATCATTCTTTTCTTTATTGCTGAATATTTCCATAGTCTTCTTTCATTCTTTTTTAATAAGGTATATTCTTTAATATATATCTTGATTATACAATAAAAGTTAAATACCGAAATAATTCAGCAAATTATTTGTTTTGCCGAAATAATTCTGTATCTTTGCATACATGAACGATGAACGTTGACCGCAAAGATACTGAAAATATCTGAAACGGCAAGAAAAACAATTAAAAAATAAAAGTTATGAGTAAAAGTCAGTTTAATTCAAGTTTGAGCAACATTATGAAGCTCGCTTGGCAGATGGTTAGAAAGAACGGTTATACTCTTTCTGAAGCTCTCAAAACAGCTTGGGCAAACGCAAAACTTGTAGCAGCTATGCACTCTAAAATATGTAAGTTTTACTTTCAGAAAGTAGACGGCAGCATTAGAGAAGCATACGGTACTCTCAAAGAGGATTTGATACCCCAGACGGCTGGTGATAACAATAGAAAGAGAAATGATACTGTACAGGTCTATTTTGATACTGAAAAAGAATCTTTCAGATGTTTCAAAAAAGCAAATCTTATAAAAATAGCATAATGAAAAAATTTTTCAAGAGTGACATGTTCACAATTATAGCATTTGCAATAGCAATGTTTTTGGCATTTATTGGCAACATTTTAATGCACTAATAATGGAAAGGTTAAATCACATAATAGATAAGATTAATGACTCTCTCGCAAAGAAATGTTACGATAATGGCGAAATGAGTGCATGTGTAGATTATTCTACGAAACAGGGCTATATTGAAGTTGAGTTAATGAATGATGATGTAGTAGTGACAATCTTCCATAACAACATCAATAACGAGAGAGGCTGTGATAATCTTGCAGAGTACATCAAATCTAAAATTGACTTAGAGTATATTTCATCTTCTATCTTTAGCGAGCAAGACTCTTGGCAGGGTGATCCTGGCTTTTCAAGCGAACAGGACTATATCCGATATAAATACCTCTGACGTGTTGAAATAAGGCACTACGATCGAATTGATTAGAGGTAACAAGGTGGTAGCAGCTCCACTTATTAAAAGCTTTTAGGCGTAATCCAATGTTAAGCCAGATGTGATAACCGCACGAATTGGCGCAAACCTTACATAGAGGTGAGCGGTAGAAACCCCAAAGAAGAGAAAATCAAGCGATGATAAGAGCTAATTTACTTGTTGGGTTCACTGAAAGATGTGATAAATGAAGAGAAACTATAAACCCGTGCTGCCCTTTGAGGCTGCAATTGAATTGGGCACGGGTACTAATTATTAAAATGCAAGAATATGAAAAATAAAAACAAAAAATTCAAGTCACTGAAAAGTGTGCTCGTATTATTACAACAATTACAGGTAACTCATTTATTTAAAAAACCAATTTCGGTAGATGTCTATTGTGAAGATAAATTTGTTAGTGTAACTATCTTCTTTAAAAATAATGAAAGCGTTAAAACTGTTTATTTCCACCAGTCTGATACCGAAAGTGACCTTAAAGAAAAATACTTAAAAGTTATAGAAATTCTAAAAATGGAATAAAATGGAGAAAACACTAAAGAAGCATAGTCTTTCTTATACGCAACTATTTGATAATATAGGTGTTGGCAATTATTTACATGTGCTAAATACAGTATATTCAAAAAAAGCGATACAGACGGAGTGTAGCAGACAAAATAAGTATGCTGGTTGCAATAACCTAGATAACAAGTTTACAACTTCAACGACCATCAAAAAAGGTTACATTACTATATTCCAAAGACGATAATGGATTTTAATGATTTGAATAGAATCATATCTGATTTTATCCAGATAGGTTATATGACCGCCGTGCAAGCATACGAGCCGTGTCAAGACAGGATAAGGTTGTCAGATGTAAAGAAATGGCTTAAGATGATGAATATTGACTATAATAAATTTAAGAATTTAGTCGATATTGGAACGATTAAGGCACGGAGGCTAGGTACAGCTAAAAACTCTCCCTTGTATTACTCTAAAAAAGAAATAAAGCAAGCCCTAGCGACAGCTAAGGTCAGTAAAATATTAACAGTATCTAAAATAACAAAACTATGAGTTTAATTAAGAAACCGTCAGAATTGACAATCCCTAGTACCGTGAAAATGATGATTTACGGTCAGGCTGGTATGGGTAAGACTACACTGGCATTGAGTACTCCTAAACCTCTATTATTGGATTTCGATAATGGTGTTAAGCGTGTAAATATGTCGCATTTGGACGGTGTTGATATTGTCCAGATTACATCATGGGTTGATGTTCAGCAGGTTCTTAAAGAGGATTTGTCAGCATATCAAACAATAGTAATTGACACTATTGGTAAGATGATGGATTTTATCATATCTTATAAGTGCGGTACTAGACAACCCCAAATAAGAGACTGGGGCGGTATCAATCTAGAGTTTTCCTGGCTTACAAGAACGGTATCGAGTCTTAATAAAAATGTTGTATTTGTAGCTCACAGAGATACACGCAAAGAGGGCGACGATACTGTTTTCATTCCTGCATTACGTGAAAAATCCTATAATGCTATTGTCACAGAGTTAGATTTGCTGGGGTATCTCGAAATGAAAAACGAAAACGGCAGACAGATACGTACAATTACTTTTGACCCGACTTCGCGAAATGATGGAAAAAATACTTGTAATCTTCCCGGTATCATGTCTATTCCAACTATTGTTGATGCACAAGGACAGTCTACTGCAAAGAATGACTTTGTTATTCAAAAAGTTATCAATCCTTATATTTTGATGCTCTCACACAAGAAACAAGAAGTTGATAAATATAACCAGTTGATGGAAGAAATAGAGGAAGGTATTAACCAAATTACCGATGCTCAGTCAGCACAGTACTTTGCTGAGCATATTAAAGATTATCAGCATGTAGGTTCTTCGCTGATGAAAGCTAGAAATCTATTCTCTGCCAAAATTAAAGAGATAGGTGTCACTTATGATAAGAAAACAAAGACATACAACGATGCAGCAGCATGATTATAAATTTTATGCAACACTTCTTGATAGTTTTATGGACTATCAAGACAGTGATGTAATATACGATCGTTATTGGGGCTGGTCAGATAATCCGCCTCATACTCCAGAGGAGTTTCATGACCTGCAGTTTCAAGAACTGATTAATCGAATTAACCGTGTACCTTTTGATAGTGAGGCAGCTGATAAAGGAACGGCATTCAATGAAGTTGTTGATTGCCTGATAGAAAAACGTAATTCAGATAAGGTTAAGATAGAAAAGATAAAAAATAATGGTTGTGTAGTTGCTGTTATGGCAACATACAATAACCGGATTTTTACTTTTGATATCAATCTTGTACGGGAGTTTGCTGATTATTACAAAGGTGCTATTACTCAACAGTATGTAGAAGCTACACTGTCTACTTCTTTGGGTAATGTGCTTGTGTATGGTTTTATAGATGAGCTGATGCCTACTTCTGTGCATGACATCAAAACCACTTCCAGGTATTCTATAGGCAAGTTCAAGACTCACTCTCAGCATCTTGTATATCCTTATTGCCTTATTCAAAGCGGTAATGATGTACGAAAATTCGAGTATAACGTTGCCGAAATAGGTAAATACAACTATTCGACATACACTGAAACGTATGTTTTCAATTTAGAACGTGACGTACCTATTCTTACACAACGTTGTGAGGATTTGATAAGATTCGTAAATGACAACAAAAAATTAATTACAGATAAGAAAATCTATGGAGATAATAACAGGTAGCATTTGTCTCTCGAATATTCCTAGAGAGGTAATGAAAAAAGTAAAGTGCAAGGATGGAATAGAGAGGGTCTTTCTCAATATTGCTGTAATTGAAAGAAAAAATAAAGGCAAGTTTGGTGACACCCACTTTGTTACTTGTGCACCACGAGAGGAAGAACGGATAGATGGTGTTAATTACATTATAGGTGATTTGAAACTTTATGAACCGCAACCTAGTGGACCAACACCAGATGAAATAGAAGCAGCGCCTCCGGCCAGTGCTGATGATTTGCCGTTTTAATGTTATATGATTTGAAAAATCCTTTGCAATGTGAGAACTTCAAGGCGAGGGTGAACAAATTGTATAAGGAGCAAAAGGTAGTGGAGTTAACCGAGAAAAAGCCTGTGAGGACTATTCAACAAAATAGATACTTGCACTTGATTATCGGTTTCTTCGCATCTCAATACGGTTGCACTCTCGAATATGCCAAGCAAAACTACTTTAAGAAACTTTGTAATAAAGATTTGTTTGTTCGAGAGACGGATGATAAGTTTCTTGGAAAAATTGAAATATTAAGAAGTAGTGCATCCCTTGACACTAGGGAGATGACAATAGCTATTGAGAGATTTAGAAATTGGGCTAGTGCAGAAGCTGGCATATATTTGCCTTCACCTAATGAAGAGGATATGCTTAATTATGCTCAACAAGAAATTGAGCGATACAACCAATATTTATGATGATAATCTTAAATAAATGATATGGATAAATTTTTAGGTCAGGACGTTCCTGAAAAAGACAGATGGCAGTTCTTAGAGGACAATGCCGATGCGGTTGAGAAAATCGGTTATACGCACCGTTTCTCACCTAACGAGTTAGCGCAAAAGAAAGAATCCCTTGCAGAGGTTTCTATCAAAGTCAATGATATTGAAACAGAGAAAAAAGAAGCAATGGTCGATTTCAAGGATCGTCTTAAGCCTTTAAATGAAGAAAAAGGAAAGCTCCTTGATAATATCAAGAAAGGTTCTGAATTTGTGGAAAATGAAGAATGTGTTAAAATCTTGTGTCATGATGAAAAGATGGCTGGTTATTATAACAAACTCGGCGAGCTTGTTTATAGTCGCCCTATAATGCCACAAGAGATGCAGAAAACAATATTTAGTATTACACGTAAAACAGGAACAGAAAATGGATAATAAATTAAACTTGATAGTGCCTAAAGATTATAGTGGTACACCTATAGAGGTAGTAGTAAGAGAAGGTAAAGCCCCCGTTGCTTTAGACCCAAAAGAGCCTTTGAATATTAGGATAAATGGTATTATTGAATCTCCTATACGATGGTTGGAAAAACGTGTTGGACTTATCAATCAGAAAGACTCTAATATTTTGGTCAATCGTGATGCAATGAGAATTGTTTTAACGGTTGACGAAACAAATTTCTATCATACTGAAATAGGCGGAAACTTAGAAGTTTCAAAAGAAATGAAAGATTTCGGCATAAATACTGAAAGGAGTTGGGACCCTATAAAATTATCTCAGTTTTTGAAGATGCACCGGACTTTCTTTACTGACAAATCCCAGAACATGCAGTTGGTATCTATTCTTAAGAACTTCAAAGCAAAAGTCAACCAGGACATTGAGAGAAGTAAAGATGAGAATGGAAGCAAGGTCGATAACTATTCACAGGTTGTTGATTTCAATCTGCCAAAATCATTCAAGCTTAGCATACCTCTTTTTAAAGGTTCTCCATGTGAAGAGATTGAAGTTGAGTTTTACGCCGATGTTGACGGTAGAGACGTCTCGTTATCACTTGTTTCTGCTGGCGCAAATGAAACAATTGAAGAATGCAAGAATAAAATTATTGATGGTCAGCTTGATCTTATCAGGAAAATTGCACCTGATATCGTGATTATTGAAGTATAGGGATAATATTTTACTCATAGCTCGTAAGCCATAACGGGGTTATGCCAACGGCACCGAAAGGAACTGCGAGCGAAATGGGGATATGGGTTAGAAAGCAAAAGACAGGGATGCTTTCTTGGAGGTTCGAGTCCTTCTATCCCCACACCATTTTTTAATTGTTTAATAGTTACCTCCAAGCGTGGGGGATATGTTAGTAGTCCGTGAGGATAACTAATATCTTATTGGAATAGGTACATTTAAAGATGTCCGGCAAGTTCGTGACTTGCCTATTCCTCTATTAGTTTAGCTCTGCAAGTTCGTAAGAATGGGCAGAGCTTTTTTTGTATAATTTCTAAACCGAGATAAAATGCTGTATAAGAGAAAAGCAAAAAAAACGACAAAACAAGTCGACTATAAAGCAAAACTTGATAAAGTTTTTTCTTTATACATTCGTTACCGTGACACTATGCCAAGTGGATATTTCCGCTGCATCAGTTGCGGTCAAATAAAGCCTTTTGCACAAGCTGATTGTGGCCACTACATTAACAGGCAACACATGGCAACACGCTTTGACGAAATGAATTGTAATGCGCAATGTCGCAAATGCAATCGCTTCGATGAGGGTAACATTCAAGGATATCGCCTAGGGTTAATTAGAAAGTATGGTGAGCAGAAAGTAGAGCTTTTGGAACTCAAGAAAAATACAACAAAGAAATATTCTGAATTTGAATATAAAGCTTTGATAAAATATTATACAGTTCTATCTAATAAGATTAAAGGAGAGAAAGGCTTATGAATGATTTGTTTGGCAATGATAAAGCACTTAAAATGCGGGATTCCAAGGGTCGGTATGCTACTCCTTTAAAGGCTTATGCTGATAAAGCAAAGAAAGATGCTGAATATTGGAAATTTACAGCAGAGAAATATAAGAGAATGTATGAGGCTGTTGTAAAAATGCTTACATACAAAGATAGAATGATTCAGAAAAAGGAAGGACATTAACATGTTAAGAGATTATCAACAAAAGGCTAGTGATGCAGCATATAATTATTTTACAGATAAGAAAGCAAAGTATAACGCATTAATGGTTCTACCTACAGGTTCTGGCAAAAGTCATATTATAGCAGATATAGCTGCAAGATTGAATGCTCCTGTGCTTATATTCCAACCGTCAAAGGAAATTTTACAACAGAATTTTGCAAAGATGCAAGCTATCCATCCTTTTGGTTGTTCAATATATTCTGCATCATTTAATCAGAAAGAAATTGGAATGATAACATTTGCTACTATCGGAAGTGTAACAGGTCATCCCGAATTGTTTGAGAAGTTCCCTTATGTAATTGTTGATGAGGCTCATTCTGTAAATCCTAAGCAAGGTATGTATAAGAACTTTTTCAATGCGATTAGAAATACTAAAATACTAGGTCTTACAGCTACGCCTTATAGGCTAACATCATATATGAACGGTTCTATGCTGAAATTTATTACTAGGACGCGTCCGAATGTGTTCAGCAAGGTGATTTATCAAGTTCAGATACAAACACTCTTAGACATGGGCTATTTGGCTAAATTGAGGTATTTCCAAATGAATATAGTCGGATGGAATGCTAATAACCTTAAATTAAACTCTACAGGTGCAGATTTTACAGATAAATCTCTGGTGGCAGAGTATGAACGGGTAGGTTTTTATGGTTATTTGGTTGATGTAGTAAAGAGATTGCTAAATCCAAAGGCTGGGAGAAATCCCCATGGTATCTTAGTCTTTACAAGATTTGTCAAAGAAGCTATGCAACTCACTCAATCCATCCCAGGTTGTGAGATAGTGACCTGGGATACTCGGAAAAAAGAACGTGAAAGGATTTTGACAGAGTTTAAGAACGGCTCAATTCCAGTTGTTGCTAATGTTGGAGTGCTTACAACGGGATTTGACTATCCAGAGCTTGATACTGTTGTTATGGCAAGGCCAACTATGAGTCTGGCAATGTATTACCAGATTGTCGGTCGTGAAATAAGACCCTATAAAGGCAAAGAGGGGTGGTTTGTTGATCTCTGTGGAAATATAGACCGGTTTGGTCATGTTGACGATTTAAGACTAGAGGATAGCGGTAAGGGTAAATGGGCTGTTTATTCTAATGGCAAGCAGTTAACTAATGTTTTATTTGGTTGATTATGGAAGGATGGATAAAGATACATCGTAAAATTCTTGACTGGGAATGGTTCGGAAAAGCAGAAATGGTTAAGCTTTTAATAATGTTTGTTTGTAAGGCGAATATTGAAGATAGGGAGTGGCAAGGTATGCTTGTTAAGCGAGGGCAATTCGTTACAAGTTTGGATAAATTAAGCGTGGAATCAGGTTTCTCAAAGCAGAAAATACGCACTTGTTTAAAACGGTTTGAAAATACGCAAGAAATAACAATCAAAACAACAAACAAATATTCTATTGTAACTATCTGTAATTATGATGATTATCAAGTTGTTGAAGACGATAATCAACACGCAGAGCAACAAACGAACAACATTCAAACAACAAACCAACAACAACAACTAAAGAATATAAAGAATATATATAAAGAAACTACTACTAAAGTAGTAGCAAAGAAAAGTCTTTCTTTGTCGCTATCTAAGAATTTAGAGAAAAGAAGTAAATCATTCTACGATTCACTAATTCCTTTTGTTTCTGTTTATGGAAAAGAAACAGTCCGTGCCTTTTACAATTATTGGACCGAGCCCAATAGGTCAAAAACCAAAATGCGCTTTGAACTTGAAAAAACATGGGATGTGGAAAGGAGACTCAATACGTGGGTAAGTAGAGATAAAATAAAATCAAATGCAAATGGAACAGATAAACGTAGAGGCTTTGAAGTCTCAGCTACTTCGGCAGAAGAATATAAGACCTCGTTTTAGATGGAATATGACAATAGATCAGGCTAAAGCTATGATGCTTGCAGCTTATCAGGCAGAAGTCGAATATAGAGGGCGAACATTTGAACCTGACAATTTAACTATTTCAAATATTGAAAAAGTAGCAATGTATCTGACCGATCCCAAAACAAAGTTTGGTATCATGTTATCCGGAAAATGTGGAAATGGAAAGACAACAATGTTGCACGCCTTCCAGTCTGCAATGAATTATCTGTCACGGACTAAGTTTTTTGACGATAAGGGTATTAGAATCATAGATGCAAAAGATATTATATCTTATGCAAAAGATACAAAGAGATATGATCCTATGCGCTCATCCGAAATGCTGGGTATTGAGGATATGGGCAGAGAGCCTACAGAAATTATGGACTATGGCAATATTCTTAATCCTGTTATAGATTTGTTGGAGTATAGGTACAGTAATCAGCTATTTACGGTTATTACTACTAACCTCACGCCAAAGGAGGTTAGGGAGAAGTATGGAGACCGTATTGCTGACCGGTTTAACGAGATGCTATGTAACATCGTGTTTGAAAACAATACTTACAGGCATTGATAGATGCCGTTTATTTTCGCTCTGACGGGATTAAATCAGTCTCGTGGGTAAATACTAATCAACTGAAAAATTAAGCG